CGCTTTCGAACAAAAGTACGGCGCAGGAATCTCAAAGGTTCTACGCGATCACGAACGTCAGACTGAGATCTATTTCTTAGCGCATGAGTGTTTGCGTAGAGCCAATGTGGTTGTACCTGTATTCGGCATCGACTTTATTGACAGCTTAGAAACTGTCGAAGTAATGGATGACGAAAAAAAATAATACAGCGTGATTCAATAATTTATACGATAGCCAGTCTGTCGGTAGAGACAGGAATTGCGCCACAGGCTTTTATAGATATGGATTCTGAGATGCTTAGGGCAATAGTCCAAGTGTTATCGGATCGAGCTAAGGAGATCAAAAATGCCAGTAAACGTAACAGGCGTTAAACAACTCCAAAAGGCTATGCGTGATGTAGAGCCAGCTCTTAATAAACAAATGAGTAAAGATATTAAAACAGTCATGCTTATTGTTAGAGATAAAGCACGTGGATATTTACCTGCCCAGAATGAAGTGTTAAGTGGCTGGGGTAAAGGCACTGCATCGGCTGACACTATTAAAGATATTTACAGAGCATTCCCAGCTTATGATTATGCCTTAGCCAAAGAGAAGGTTGCATATTCAGCAGGTCAAAATAAACGTAATCGTTCAGGATATAAAGCTGCATTTTATGTTTACAACAATTCAGCACCAGGCGCAATCTTTGAAACAGCAGGCCGTAAAAACCAGCCAAGGGGCGAAGGATCATTAAACCCTAATGCACCTGAGCAATTTAATGCTGCTGCCGAAATGCTTAGTAACATGAGAGGTTATGGCAAGCAAAGAGGCCGTTTAATTTACCGTGCTTGGGATGAGACTAAAAACAAAGTTATTCCACAAGTAGTTAAATCAATCAACACTGTGGCTACTAACTTTAACAATAAAACTCAAATAAGTAAGGCAGCATAGTGGCCAATCTAATTGTCAGCGCAGTCAGCACCTTTGATAACAAAGGGCTTAAAAAAGGCCAGAAGGAAATTAGTGCATTTGACAAAACAGTCAAAACATTAGGTAAAACTTTTCTTGGAGTATTTGGCGCTCAGAAATTATTGCAATTTAGCAAGAACACTGTTAAAGCGTTTATGGCTGATGAGAAGGCTGCTAAGTCATTAGAGTTACAGCTTAAAAATACCGGCTTTGCATTTGCTGCACCATCTGTTGAGTATTACATAGCAAACCTACAGAAAACTACTGGCGTATTAGATGATGAACTAAGGCCAGCACTTCAAAGATTATTAACAGTTACAGGATCTATTACTCAAAGCCAGGATGCATTAACTACTGCATTAAATCTAAGTGCGGCTGGTTATGGATCTGTTGAATCAATCAGCACTATTCTTGCTAAAGCATATGCTGGACAAACTACAGCATTAGGCAGACTAGGAACTGGATTAAGTAAAGCCACCCTTAAAACTGGCGACATGGCATTGATTATGGCAGAACTTAACCAAAAGTTTGCCGGTCAAGCAGCAGCTAGATTAGACACTTATGCAGGCAAGATGGATCTGCTTGAAGCCGCAGCAGCTGATGCTAAAGAAACTATTGGTAAAGGTTTGCTTGATGCTTTATTTTTATTATCTAAAGATGATTCAATACAGACCGCCGTTGATGATATGGACCTATTTGCAACATCTATAGCAGATGCTACTTATGGCATGGCTTTACTTCTTAAAAAAATAGATAAATTCACAGGATTAGATAAAGTTGAAACTAGCACTTTATTAGGGTTTGCATTCCCTGCTGCTGGATTATTAGCAAAATATGGCGCAAGCGAAAGAAATAAACCAAAATCTAACTTTACTTATAGTTTAGGCGCAAGTGCCACTAAAGATATTGAGCGATCCAACAAGATACTAAAAGAACGAAATAAACTTGCACAAGATGAATTAAACAAAATGAAAGCAAAGACTGCCGTAGATGCTCTTAAAGATAAGTTTGATTTAGAACGTATTGGATTAACTGCTGCTCTTAATGCTGCTACCGATGAAGAAGTTAAATTACGTATCAGAGCCCAATTAGCCATACTAGATAATAACGAGGCTTTAGCTAAAAAGATATTAGCTGAGATGAACGCAGCAGAAGCTGCTAAAAAAATGGCAGAAGATCTGGCAAAGGCCGCTTCAGATTTAGAAAAAGCATTTAGAGACACCATAGCACGGTTAGCACTTTATGATCCTGTTAGAGCTTATAACAACGACAATACAATAATAGAAACCAATGTTGAAGATGTGCCGTATGTAGGCACTCCATTTGGTCAGTCGGGCGGTAACACAGGCCCAATCAATGCGAATGTTAACCTAGTGCTATCCCCTAACGCTGGAGCTTTTGAACAGTTGATTTATGACTCATTTTTAATAAATCAAAAGAACGGAAATAGTCAAACTATCAATGGTGCAGTATGACCTTACCTATAATCAATGCGGTAATTAACTTCTCTACTGGCCCATCATTCGCCCAAGCGTTTATATTAGATCAGGGAATACTAGGCACAAATATCTTATCCGATGCTGCAGCTGTAATTGTAGATGTATCAAATCGAGTAAACCAAGTACAGACTAGAAGAGGCCGTAATGCCCTATCTGATGAGTTTCAGAATGGTAATTTAACTTTACGCATAATAGATCAAAATGGTGATTTTAACCCAGAGAATCCTGCTAGCCCATATTTTGAATTATTAACTCCTATGAAGAAGGTGCAGATTAGCGCAACCTACTCAGGAGTAACATACCCAATCTTCTCAGGATTTATTACGTCTTATGTAAACACCCAGCCTAAAGATGCAACTGAACTTGCTTATACAACCATTACAGCTGTAGATGGCCAAAGATTAGCCCAAAATGCGCAGATTTCTACTGTTGCTGGTGCTGCTGCTGGCAACCTGTCTGGCACTAGAGTTAATCAGATTTTAGATCAAATATCATGGCCTGCAACTATGCGTGATGTAGATGCAGGTTTGACCACATTACAAGCAGACCCAGGCACTAACAGAACTTCTTTAGCTGCATTACAGACTGTAGCCAATAGTGAGTATGGTGCTGTTTACGTTGATGCCAGTGGCAGTTTTGTTTTCCAGGATAGATCAGTAACTGCAGGTTCTATTGGTGGCACACCCACATTATTTGCTGATGATGGTACTGGTATTCAATATGCCAATGCTGTATGGAAGTTAGATGACACCCTCATATTTAATAAATCAACAGTAACTAGATCGGGTGGCACTGCTCAGGTAGCTACAAATCAAGCATCAATAGATAAATACTTCTTACATTCATACTTCCTAGATGGCCTGCTAATGCAGACAGATGCTGTAGCCCTAGATTATGCCAAGGCTTATACCGCTTCTAGAGCTGAGACTTCTATCCGATGCGATGCCGTTGAGCTAGACCTATACACAGCAAATTACAACACTGGCATTATTGCAGCTTTAGACTTAGACTTCTTTGATCCGATCACAGTAATTACTACTCAGCCAGGTGGATCTACCCTTAATAAAACCCTACAGATTTTCGGAGTAGCTTTTAACATTACCCCGAATAGTTGGAAAACCACGTTCACGACATTAGAGCCCGTTATAGACGCATTTATCCTAAATAATACGATTTATGGCACTTTAGACTATAATGTCCTCAGTTATTAAGGAGATACAATGGCAGCAGGATTAGGTTTTAAGGATTTTCAGACAGGTGACGTATTAACCGCCGCCGATGTTGATGGATATTTAATGCAAGGCATCTGGGTATTTGCCAATGCCGCAGCTAGAGATGCAGCCGTCACATCACCACAAGAAGGTAATTGCTGTTATCTAAAAGATACCGATGCAGTTTTAACTTATAGCGGATCTGCATGGGTTGGTTTTGATGATTCTAATGCAATTCAAAATACTATTGTTGATGCTAAGGGCGATATTGTTGCAGCAAGCGCTGCTGATACTCCTGCAAGATTAGCCGTTGGTGCAAATGGCACAATACTTGTAGCGGATTCAACTGCCGCAACTGGATTAAAATGGGCAACCACAGGCAATTTTGTAGGTTGTAGAGCTTACGCATCTGCTGCTCAAACTATTTCAAATGCTACAGACACTAAACTTGCTTTTGCAAATGAAACTTTTGACACAGATAGTTTCCACAGTAACGTTACAAATAACACAAGAATCACAATACCAACAGGCTTAGGTGGCTATTACCGAGTAACAGCTAATAGTGGATTTTTATCAAATGCCACAGGCCGCAGAATTATGGCAATAGCACTTAATGGCTCAAATGTATCGCAAGTAGAAACAACCCCAACTGCTAGTACTGAACCAGCCGCTTCACTCACCGATATTTACTCTTTAGCCGCTGGAGATTATTTAGAAGTAAATGTTTATCAGACTTCTGGTGGAAATCTCAACACTTCAGGCGCAGCCGCAAGAGAGTTTTTTCAAGTACAAAGAATTGGATCATAAAATGTTATTTAATGAAATTAAAGAAGCTTATCCAGAACTTACAGATGCTGACTTCTTTCCAGAATTAGGATCAATTCATCTAAAAGATGATGGTGATGGCATTGCCTATATTGCTAAATGGGAATACTCAAAGCCAATACCTAAAGGATTAAAATTAGGTAAATGAAACCTTGGCTATGCGCAGCTGGTGTTCAGTTAAGAGATCAAGTTGATACATGGTTTCCGGATAGGTGCACTAAAAGTCCAGAAGGATGGTTGGGCGATAGTAGGCATGCCAATAGAAAATCGAGTCATAATCCAGACAAGCTTGGAACGGTCAGAGGTCTTGATCTTAATTCTCGCTTGGATTCATCCGACAGCCTCGCACCTTATCTGGCTGACCAAATCAGAATCGCAGCCAAATCGGATTCACGCATATCATACGTCATCTATAACGGGCGGATATGCTCGAAGATATTAAATTGGAAATGGCGTAAATACAAAGGCATAAACCCACATAAAAAACATATTCACATTAGCTTTAATCCATCTGGCGACAAAGATGACAGGCCGTTTGATATACCACTACTAGGGGGAAAGATATGAAAATCAGTAAGAAGCAAAAGGCAATACTAAAGTCTTACGCACGTGGGGTATTAGTATCATTCTTAACATTCTTAGCTAGTAATGAATTAGGTTTAGATCCTGCTGTGTCTGTGATTGTTGCAGCTCTAGCAGGTCCAGCAGCTAGGGCTCTAGATAAATCCGACAGTGCTTATGGCCTCGGTGCAGATGAAGCATGACACCAACAGAATGGGCTGGCTTTGGAGCTGGCGTTATCGCTGTGCTGTCAGGCGTGCTAGTAGGGCTACGTTTTTTAGTTAAAGGCTGGCTTAATGAGTTACGCCCGAATGGTGGCTCTAGTATGAAGGATCAATTAACTCGGTTAGAAAAGCGTGTTGATGATCTATTTATTCTAATTAGTAAGTCATAATTTTAATATGGCTAACACACGGAAGCGAAAGAAGATCAATAGGCGCGTGGTACGTAAATCACCCGATCCATTATCTAAGCTTGAGGTTTTCTATATTTGTAAGCATGAGATGTACAAGGCTGCACGCAAGGCTGGATTTAGTGAGCCGCTTGCATTGGCTTTAATGGATAGTCCATCTTCTATGCCTGACTGGGTAGTAGGCGAAGGCGGCATTATTCCATCTATTCCTACTCCAGAAGAGGATGAAGATTAAGCGATACTTAGTAATAAGTGATCTACAAATCCCATTTCATCATGAAGCAGCTGTAAAGAACGTAATCAAGTTAGCACGTAGGGAAAAGTTTGATACTGTACTGGTGGTCGGGGATGAAATTGATTTTAATACAATTAGCAAATGGGCCGAGGGCACACCTTTGGCTTATAAACAAACCATTCACGATGATCGCGAGCTTACTAAGGAGATTCTCTGGG